ATTGGCATGAAGTCAATTCAAGTGGTCATGGATAAGTCTGAAACTGAAAACAACATTGGTGACTCGATCGTATTGGTTGTGAATGAAGGTACAGCAAATGAAGTCACTCAGTTTCTACGCCTAACTGCAGTTGAAACGCGCATTGGCACGGTCCGAGTGAATAACAGCAATGTTGAGTTCAAGATCGCAACTTATTCATTCAATGACCCACTCAGCCGAGATTTCATTGGTGTGTCCGCGACACAGTGGTACAACAATACCAAGCCAGCAACCATCATTCGGGACACGATTGTGGCTGATAGTGGTCGTTACTATGCCAGTGTGAATCTGGTTGAAGATGTCAATGTGGGCAGCTTTACCGTCAATGCTGAAAGTATCTATGCTCAGCTCATCCCATCTTCCCAAGTTGAAACCCCATTAATGGACCTGAATGCAGTCAGTGAAAATACCGCCCTGGTTGCAGGCAGTGATGGAACGATTACAGTTCAATTCACAACAAACGTGAATACAGCACAAAGTCTGTTTCTTGGCTCTAGCGTTATGCCAGGTAGCATGTCGTTTAGCTTGTTCAGTCAATCAATCACGGACAATGGCGGCACACTTCGCACGGCAACGGGTACCCAAGTGGGAAGTATTGATTATCAAACGGGTCAGATTGTGTGGACCAATGCCATCGGTACAGGTAATCAGGTATTGAATATTACCTTTACACCTGCTACAGCACCAAACCAACCTTTTGAGTCCTATGCTTTGCCCGTGACTCAGAATAACCAAGGAACCAACTGGACAGGAGTACTACTTCCGATTCCTGCACCTGGCGCACTTTCGATTTCTTATATGGCGCAAGGTAAGTTCTACGTGTTGAAAGACAATGGCACAGGGCGTTTGGTTGGGGCAAACAGTGCAGTCGGTAGCGGTACAGTCAACTATCAGACAGGCTCATGGCTCTTAACCACAGGTGCTTTACCAGATGTGGGGACACCGATTCTATTGCAATGGGGTTCGCCGATTACCACTTTTGCTCGATCAAATCTTGCTGTATTACCTGCAGCGATTGAATTTGATTTAGGGCAAGAAGGAGTTAAGTCTGGCAGTGTCACTGCCACATGGTTACTCGATGGGGTGACTAAAACTGCAACCAGCAATGCGCAAGGGCAATTCACAGGGGATGCGATCGGAAGCATCAACTATGCCGCAGGTACTGGAAAGTTGATACCGAATAAGCTTCCGCAGAAAGGCACCGTATTTAACTTCGTGTTTGATTATGGTGAACCTGAGTCGCAAGTGGTTACTGACATTGTTCCAGATGCAAATAACAAGCTAATTTTTACCATAGGCACAGGTGCAGCCATTCAACCCAACAGTGTTGAACTCGATATTCCATTAACCAATCAGCTTTTGCAGGCGGGTGGTTCGGTCTTAGTAACAGATGTACCAGTAAGTGGAACCTTGGGGAATTTGGTCGATCGATTGGGCAATGTCATGGGTACGATCAACTACAGCACAGGTGCTGTGGAGATCACGCCACATTCAACCTACACACGCTACACGCAAAATTTCAAATCTCAATCTTACTATTTAGCGGGGTAAAAGATGGGCTTCTATTTACCACAGACTGACAAAGTTATTGCGACACAAGAAACCTATAAAGCCTATGGAACGACTGATATCACTGTGCGTTACCGAGATACTGCAAGTGAAACTGCAGGCTCTAAACAAGTGACCGCATCAAACCTTAAGTTTGATCTGACAAATGACTTTGATGAACAGATTCTTACTGGCTCAGTACGCTTCAAAGCGGGTGCAGACACCTTTATTGACCGCAGTGGTTTAATTTATCGTAATGTAGATCCGACCACAGGCAGTGCAACACAGAGTGGATCTATTCAATATGGTACAGGTGTTGTCACTATTGATAGCTGGACACCAGGAGCGGATAACACGCTCACACTCCAATCGCTCACGACTACAACTGATCTTTTGCCCATTCATCATGTCAGTTTTAGAACACCAACGATTCCGATTCGTCCTGGCTCTTTGACCGTTGTGGTTGGGGCAATTAGCGGAGGGCAGTTAACCCTGACTGCGAATGAAGCTGGTCTGATTAAGACAACACAAGCGCATGGCTCGATTAACTATGAAACTGGTTTTGTAGATCTTTATTTTTATACCAAAACCAAGATTACCGAAGCCAATCGCGCGGAAATCGAAGCTGAAGAATGGTATTTGCCTGAACTGGAGTTTATCGAAGGTACAGATCATTATATCAATGTGCCATTCTGGATTGCTGCGGATAGCGTGCGTTTCAATGCAGTGGCATATACATACATTCCATTGGATGCAGATATCCTAGGACTCTCTGCAACGCGATTGCCACCAGATGGACGAGTACCCATTTTCCGTATTGGGGATCTCGGCATTATCAGCGCAACAAAGCTACAAGAACTACCAAGCCATGTCGCAGGGCAAACTTACAACTTGAATGATCAGCGTATTTCATGGTGCGAGCTGCAAGATACCCATGGAACCAAAGTGCCCTATGACATATATACGGTGGACTATGACTATGGCAAAGTGACCCTGAATGGTGATTTCGCATTAGGAGCATTGGTAGCACCAATCAAAGCAAAACATCGCTATCAGGATATGGGCTTGATTAATGATGTGCAGATTAATGGCCAAGTGACATTTACCAAGCCCTTGACGCACAACTATCAAGCAGAAAATACAGTCGTCGGATCTGCTTTAGTCATCAATGATATGCAGTCACGCTATACAACTAAATTCGTACAGTCTATGTGGAATAACACATGGACCGATACAGCCTCAGGCGCAAGTCTTTCAGCCAATTACAATGATGCGCTTTATCCGATTCAAGTCACCAATAAAGGTGCGATTCAGGAACGTTGGGCGATTGTGTTTACCGACACCACTAACTTCAGAATTATTGGTGAGGATGCGGGTCAAATTGGAACGGGTTCAATTAATGTAGATTGCTCTCCGATCAACCCAGTTACTGGTTCTCCTTATTTCACCATCAAGAAAGAAGGTTGGGGAACGGGGTGGGCATCAGGCAATGTACTTCGCTTCAATACCAAAGCTGCCACATTCCCAGTCTGGTGCATCCGAACAGTGAAGCAGTCAGAGCCAACAACCATCTCGGATCAATTTCAGATCATGTTCCGAGGCGATATTAATCGCAATATATAAAGTGAATTAAACGAATATGACCGCTTTAAGCGGTCTTTTTTTATGAGTAATAGAAAATGGTCGCAAGTACAGATCTTAAGTTCTATGTGCATACTAATAACAATGCACCACAGTTGATCAATAATTTTGGCTGCATGATCGATGTGCTCGATGCGTGTTTAGTCAATGGGTTTGGCGCTCAGACGATAGCCACACTAACAGCCAGTGGAACGACAGTGACTGCAACATTTGGTGCAGCGCATAATTTTATGCAGTATCAAGTGATTAAAATTGCTGGAGCAAATCAAACGGAGTTTAATGGTGAACATCGAATTCTCACTGTGCCGAATGCGAATACCATTACATTCCAACTTGTCTCTGTACCTAGCGTAAATACACCAACGGGTGCTATGACGTGTTCACTACCGCCTCTGGGTTGGTCAAAGCCGTTTAGTGCTGCTGGAAAAGCTGCGTATCGCTCTAATAACACATTGCTGCCGAGCAGACCATATTTACGTGTCGTGGATGCTCTTGATCCTGCATATACATCAACATTCGCTAAATATGCAAAAGTGGGCATTGTTGAAGATATGACGGATATCGATGCGATGCTTGGAGTTCAAGCACCATATGACACTACAGCACCAACTAAGAACTGGGTTGGTACAGGATCTGGTACTTCAGCTGTGAATGGTTGGGCTAAATGGTACTATGCAGCATCAACTCATAATTACGACTACAGTTCTGATGATGCTACTGCTATAAGTGGAAACAGACAGTGGATTTTGATTGGGAATAGAGACTATTTTTATATACTACCAAGCTCAATTCCATCGAATAATGCTGCATTAATTTATGGGTTTGGCGCTTTTGATACGCTGTTAAATGTTGATAGTGCTAACACATTTTTATCTGCAACTTGGCTATATCAGACAGCTGGTACGGCTTATTATAGATCGCAAGGTTCAGCAGGATCTAGCAATGTAGGAAGTATCAAGCTAATTTTGCAAAGATCATATAACCAGTCTGCAAACTACAGTTCTGCATCCACTGTATCGTTAGGGGTAATGCCAGATAATGCTGGAACAGGCATTCAAAATTATATAGCTGATAAAAGCGTAGCTAATGTTATTCCATTCTCACCTGTATTTTTGCGTGAAACAGTTATTAGAGGACAACTGCCAAATTTATTTTGGCTTTTTCAAAATCTTCCATACTCGCATTATTCAATATTTGAGAAATCGAATGAGTTATTTATTGCTGTGAATATTGCATCATTATCATCATCCCAATCTGGTCAAGCAGTTTTTAAAATTGGAGATATGTAGTGCGATTAAATCTAAATGTCATCTCCATTCATAATTCTGACAATGATTCTGTTTTAACCAAAAATAAAGGTCTTACAATTAAAGGTGTGATAAAAGAGAGAGGTATGTCAATTCCATGCAGGCTTCGTTTATTTGAAAAAACTTCAGGGCGTATGGTTGCAGAAGTGGCCACTGATCAGAACGGATTTTACGAGTTTGATCATCTGGCGGAGACGAAGTTTTTCATCGTTGCTCATCATCCTACTTCTGAATTCAATGCAGTGATTCAAGATAATGTGGTGCCAAAATGACAGTACAAATATCAAAAAAAGCAGGAATTTTAGCCCTGCAAGCACATGCTGATTTTTTGGATACAGGTAGTGGTTCCGCATATTTCGTGTATTACAGTGACACTAAACCTGAGAGCACTGGAATTGCAGCAAATCCTGCAAATGCATTATGTACATTGTCATTACCCGAGCCTTGCATTAAACAAGTATTGGTAGATGGGATTGAGCTCTATCCAACTGACACAGCTCTGGCAGCTAAAGCGGGAACTGCTATCTGGGCTCGTTTATACAATGGAGATGATGAACCTTATGCAGATTTCACAATTGGTATGTCAGGCACAGATATTGTTTTAAATAGCGCTGATATAGCACTGGGTTCTCATCAAAAGCTCGACAGCATCATTCTAAAACCCTACTGATTTAGGGGTGGTCAATGTCTTATACACCACCAGACGCGCTTAACGTCATACTTGATTTTGAGCAACCAGCTACACCAGTCGATAGTCATAACGTTGTATTAAATTTTGCTGATGTTGAGCCGCAATTAGGTGTTTTAGAAGCGGCGATTGACACTCGCATTCAAGTATTGATTCAGGGTTCAAATGCCGAAATCGTCATTAATCATGGTGATTTACTCGCTACGATTAATACCAATATTCAAGCTACAATCAGTGGTAGAAATTGGGGGAATATCGATAATCGAGGCGCCTTGCTTGCTGTTATTGATACGTCTATTCAATCCAGGATATCTGGCATCAATGATATTAATCATACACGTGGTATTGAAACTTACTGGGCTGCTGAATACCAGACAGCAATTCCATATTTGACTACACCTGAAATATCATGGTCAAAACCAACCATTAAGGCACATCACAGTGCCTTTTTTTATGATTCAGGGTTGACCATTAGTCATTCTGCTGAGAGTAACTTTCAAGCAGGACTTGCTCTTAGAACAGCGGTGCAAAAAGCCTTTGAACAAGGCACAAGGCTAAGCAGTTCAGGTTATTTGTATTGGCAAGAGAATCAAAAGTACTTCATCAATCAAAGCTTGGTTTTTGAAGAATCATTGAAGCTAAGGATTCAACGTTCTACAGAATGGGATGAACTCATTCGCAAACGCAAGCAATTGACATTCAGTCATGAGGTTGCACAAGTTTTCGAACACAAATTGGTATTTGACTGGGATAAAGGTTTAGAACTCGTCACTCAAAACTCTATTCCCTGGGAAAAGGCACGACCCACTTATTACCGCAAACATGCAATTGAGCCTTGGCCAGAACCTGAAATCCCTGAATACGTTGGTAATACGGATCTGGTTTTCAATTGTCTCTGCACAGATGTGGACTCACATAACGTCATTCTGAATTTTGGCGTAGACGACTGTATTCCTACATTTGAATCAAAACCATGGTTGTATATCGTGAATGAAATTAGCGTAACGCGCCTTGATAATGGGCAAAACATTAATGTGCTAAGCGGGAACTACCGTACCGATCGGCAAAGCTGGTGCTGGTCCTATACCTTAGTGATTCCAGCATATGAACTGTCGAAGTTAGATCCAGTCGCCGGACAACCCGTCATCTTGAAAATTGTAGTGAATGGTTTTGAGCACTTGATGCTGCTTGAGAACCGTACTCGATCACGGCAGTTTGCTCAAGAAACATATACTTTAACGGGGCGTAGTCCATCAGCTTTGCTAGATTCACCATCTTCACCACCTCGGGCATTCCTTCAAGAGAATGAGCGTACGTCAGTGCAACTGGTTCAGGCGGAGATTGATCGTTCAGCTTATCCTGATCTGGCGCTGAATTGGCAATTGATCGATGCATTGGGTTGGATTGTACCTACTGAAAGTTTTAGTTATTCAGGATTGACGCCGATCAAAGCCATTCAAGAAATTGCTGCAGCTGCAGGTGGTTTTGTATATAGCGAAGCGAATAGTCAGGCGATTACGATCAAGCCGCTTTATAAGAGAACCTTCTGGGATTCGATGCGTATTGATGACTACGACATTCTGCTGCCTGAGTCGATTGTCACTGAGCAATCCACTGACTATGAGACTTACCCAGACTATAACGGCACCAGCCTAACCAATGACAAAACAGGTGCTACTGGACTAGTCAAACGCACTGGTACCAGTGGTGATGTATTGCTAGAGACGGTTAACAATAATCTGTTCACCTCCGCATCGGTGATGGGGGCTTATGCTAAGTCGGTATTGGCCAAAGCAGGAATGGTAGAGATACATACTTTTACCATGCCCCTAACTCAAGAAATCGGGCTGTGCAAACCTGCAGATATTCTGGCATTCAACGCTGAGTGGTGGGGCATTGTCGATTCTATCAGTGGTTCATTTACTTATAGCAAAGTCACGCAGACTGTCACTGTGGAGCGAGTCAATCATGAGTAATGCATATAAGCGTCTGCTAGACCTCATCCCGAAAGAGCCTGAGTTTGTAGGAACTGTTCAGAGTGTTGAGCATCCCAACTACAAGGTATTGGTAGTTGATGGCTCTGGTTTGGTGGCCTGTACAGCTTCGACCACTTTTGTGGTTGGTAATCGGGTGTTTGTGCGTGGGCAATTAATTGTAAGGAGTGCACCTGCAGGTGAAGTCATGAATATTGAAGTTTAAGTGAAAAGAAGTGAGTGCCGCGTGAAGCGGTTTTTTTATGTCAAAAATTTGGGGAAGAACATGTCTGAAACAACAACTGCAGTTGCTGAAACTTCAGCAGCGATTGCAGGAAAAGTCACTACAGCAACAGGCACAGGGGTAACACTTGTGTCCTGGGCAGCAACATGGGACTGGGGTTTTTTAATTGGTGTTGGAATTGGTTTGGCTGGTTTGATTATTAGCTTCATGAATTTCCTATCGAATCGCCAATTTCAGAAACGTAAAGATCAACGTGAGCAAGAAATACATGAATTAGAAAAGCGCAAATTAAACGGGGAGTGCAATGTCAAAGACTAAATATTGGGTGATGGGATTAGCAGCTTCGGCTGCTTTTTTTACGTCTTTAGAAGTGAAAGAGGGCTATTCAGCTAAGCCATATAAAGACACTGGCGGGGTAGTAACTCAAGGCATTGGATCAGCTACTAAACCCGACGGCTCAAAGATCAAAATGACAGATCCACCCATCACGCGAAAAACTGCACAGGAATGGGCAAAAGCCCATGTGGTCAAAGATGAAATTGCATTCCGAAAATCTATGCCGGGAGTGAAATTGTCGCAGGATGAATATGACGTGTATCTCGACTTTACTTACAACTTTGGCCAAGCCAATTGGAATCAATCTTCCATGCTTCGTAATTTGAAATCGGGGCAGTATGTCCAGGCGTGCAAGTCGCTTTTGAAGTGGAAGTATGTGACTAAGTATCAAGGTATCAAAAAAACTCATCTTGATTGTTCAATTCGATCTAACAAATGTTATGGCGTTTGGGTTCGTCAGCAAGAGCGTTATCAAAAATGTATGGGGGTGCAGTAAATGGGTGAATTTAAGAAGGTAAGCAATGTCTTGCTGGTATCAAACGGCATTTATTTTATTGAATGTCCCGGATGTAAAACCTTACATCCCTTTCATGTTGATCAAAAGCACAAAGTTCATTGGAGCTTTAACGGGAATCTAGAAAAGCCAACGTTTAGTCCTAGTTTAATGGTGAATCAAGGACATCCAAGTCAATGCCACTCATTTGTGACAGATGGAAAGATTCAATTCCTATCCGATTGTCATCATAGCCTGGCTGGGCAGACCGTCGATCTACCATCAGTAGAGGAATAATCATGCCAATACTCATAGCCTTATGGAAGTTCAAAACTGGGATCGCAATAGCGGTCTTTTTTGTTTTATGGATCTGCCAAATTGCATACAGCAATCATTTGGCGGGGCAATTAAAAGAAGCCGATTCCAAGTGCATCGCCAAAATCCAAGTGATAGAACAGAAGCACTTAAAAGCCCTGGCAGCCAAACAAGATCAAATCAATAAAGTGAGTGCAGATTATGAAGCTGAAAAATCAAAGCAACGAGTGCAAGTCGAAACGGTTACACGTGAAGTGCAAAAGATCATTGATCGTCCTGTGTATCAGCAGCATTGTTTTGATGATGATGGGGTGTCAGCAATCAACTCACTTATCGCCAACGATTCCAGCGAACCTCCTTGAGCCTTGTGCAGATTTACAAAAGCTAGAGTCAGGGCATGGTAAAGACGTTATGCTTTGGTCGATTGATACAGTTGCTAAATATAACGACTGTAAGGCGAAACACAGTGCTATTGCGGATGCTCTCAAGTGAGGGCTGTTATTCACCAATTAAAATGTCTATGCGATAAACCATTTAAAATGTCCTGTTTTTAATTACAACAGTCAAGCACAGGATTTAAATTTCTTTGTTCAATCACAGCTTTCTGAGCTTTACGACTTGGCATACTTTTCTTGGCACGAGTACGTTTATTCTGTTTTTCCAACTCTTCATGTTGTTGCTGAATATGGGCCAGAACTGAGCCTAATCTTTTATTCTCAACCACTTCATTCTGCTGTAATCCAGACAACTTGTTAAAAATACTGTAGTTGATCTTCTGTCCTTCATGCGTTATCGCCACAGTACCATCTGGATATTCCATGAAAGTAATGTATTGCCCAACGAGCTTATGATTCAGCGCTGTTGGCTCAAGCAGATAAATACATTTGTCATAAGTAATGGTCAGGCTCCTCGTGACCTTACGCGGCTCCTGCCAGGTAAACACATCATCCAGCTCAGCATCAGACTCTATTAAGGGACGATGCAAATTCTTTGAGTTTCTCGCACACTTGGCGAACTTCTGGTTAAACTGCTCAATAAAGCTGGGTAACCATGCGTTTGCTTCCGCAATCGAACTGATGCCTTCCAGGCGCATTTCCTTAATCAAACGGTCTTGTAGTGTTCTATTCGCTCGTTCCACACGCCCTTTGGCCTGTGGTGAGTTGGCAAAGATAATATCAATGTTTAACTCGCTGAGAATTCGTCCAAATTGCGTGATCTGGCTGTCCTGACTGGATTTCTGGTTCACTCTGAATACCGAATGTTTGTCACTATAAAAGGCCAGCGGCTTGCCATATTGCTCAATGTAGGCTCTGGTCGAAAGCATATAGTCAAAGGTGGTTTCAGCCTCACAAAAGCGCAGATGCAGCAGCTTTCCAGTGGCATCATCAATATAGACCAGCAAGCAGCATCTGGCAGCTCGACCTTCAAACCAGTCATGATATGAGCCATCGATCTGGATCAGTTCACCGAAGCAATCACGGTTATATCTAGGCTGATATGGACGTTTCAGGCGTTTGGATCGCGGAATCCAGAGTTCATTGGCTGTCATCCAGCGTCGAACCGTTTCTACAGGAATATTCAGACCGAATATGCTGCTGAGCTTCTCATGAGCCAAGGTTGGACCAAAGCCCAGCAGATGTTCAGAAATAATGGAAAGGCATTCAGACTTTACGGCTTCATCATGGCGACGATGGCCAGGTTGACCACGACTGGCATGTGTCAGGCCTGAAACACCGTCTTTCTTTAGCTTCTGCAATAACCGGGTAATTTGACGGGTTGAAAGATTCAGAATTTCAGCAGCACGGACTTGTGTAATACGTTGATCTCGAACATCTTGCAGGACTGCAAGACGTTGTATTTCCTTGTCAGACATAGTGATCAGCATCTCAAGTTTTATCCAGTCCATGATGTTGATGTGCATCATAGACCAGACATTTTTATTGGTGAGAATATAGACACTTTAAATGGGTTCTAACATTGTTTGTTATTCCCAAGTAGAAATGTCCTACCTAATAACTAAATAGAAATGTCCTATACAGACATTTCCAAGTCAAGCACAGGATTCAGATTTCTCTGTTGAATTGCAGCTTTCTGTGCTCGTCTGCTTGGCATCTTTTGAGAACGATTTCGTTGGTTATGCTGTTCTAATTCTTCATGTTGTTGCTGGATATGGGCTAGCACAGAACCCAAACGTTTATTCTCAACAATCTCTCGTTGGTTCAGCTGACTTAATTTATCAAAGATGCTGTAAGTGACTTTTCTCCCTTGATATTCAATCGCTACAGTTCCGTCTGGATATTCTAGAAACTCAACATATTTGCCAACCAACCTTTGATTTTCTTCAGTGGTTTCCAGAATATATACGCATTTATCATACGTAATGGTCAGGCTGTTGGTGACTCTACGTGGCTCACGCCAAGTAAAAATATCATCTAATTTCTCAGGGGTTTCAGTGACACTTCGGTGTAGATCCTTGGGATTAAAGGCTGTCTTCGCAAATTTTAGATTGAACTGCTCAATAAAGCGGGGTAGCCATGCATTGGCTTGCTCAATTGAACAGATCCCTTCCAGTCGCATCTCTTTGATCAAACGATCCTGTAGTGTTCTATTGGCGCGTTCTACACGGCCTTTGGCCTGTGGTGAGTTGGCGAAGATGATGTCGATATTGAGCGTGTTGAGTACGCGCCCAAATTGCGTAATCTTGGTGTCTTTCTTACTGCTTTGATTCACTCTAAAGACTGAATGTTTGTCACTGTAAAATGCCAATGGTTTACCGTGTTGTTCAATATAGGCTCTAGTTGAAAGCATATAGTCAAAGGTTGATTCTGATTCACAGAAACGTAGGTGCTGTAAGCTTCCTGTGGCATCATCGATAAACACCAGTAGACAGCATTTAGGAGCACGTCCTTCGAACCAGTCATGGTGTGAGCCATCAATTTGGATCAGTTCACCATAACAATCTCGGTTATATCGAGGCCGATAGGGTCGTTTCAGGCGTTTAGAGCGAGGAATCCACAAATTGGCTGCAATCATCCAGGAACGCAATGTTTCCACGGAAATATCAAAGCCATGAATGCTGGTCAGCTTTTCATGGGCTAAGGTGGGTCCGAAACCATGAAATTGATCAGAGACAATATTGAGGCACTTCAGTCTGAGTTCTTCAGGAATCTTAGAGTTGCTGGTTTGGCCACGTGCCGCATGGGCTAACGCAGCTGGACCTTGAGCTTTGTATTTTTGCAATAAGCGTCTGATTTGACGCTCTGAAATATGAAGTAGCTGAGCAGCCTGAGACTGGCTAATGCGTTGATCACAAATTTCTTGCAAGACCGACAATCGTTTAAGTTCTTTATCCGACATAGACACCAACATATCAAACAGTCCGCTAAGAAAATTGCAAATACACATATTCTAAAAGCGGACATTTTTACTTTGGAGAAACCGGACATTTCTATTTTGGGCTTACAA